GTGGCATAAAGCTTTCCCAAAAGCAAAGTGGATTATCATTCACCGGACCCATAAAGACATCATTCGGAGCTGCCAATTGACCCGGTTCATGCGGGCTTATCGAGATGAAGCCGGTTGGCAGTCTTGGATAGATCAGCATGAGAAAAGATTTGCTGAAATGCATACCGCCAAACTGGATATTTTTGACTTCTGGCCATCTCGTCTTTGTGCTGGCGATTGGGATTATGCCAGGCAGCTGATAGAGAGCATCGGTTTGGTATTTAACGAGCCAATGGTTAAAGCCTTTATCGAACCAAAATGGTTTAATGAGGAGGGCAAGTAATGCCTCGTGTAACTGATACTGAAGTGTTTGCCATTATCGATACCACATTAACTGATATTGATGTTTTTATCAATACGGCAAATATGATGGTAACTTCCTGGCTGGAAACTGCTGGTTTGACAGATGAAACCTTGAAAGAGATTGAGCGATATCTCTCCGCCCATGTATTGAGCGTACAGGATCAGAGAGTAAAATCTGTTGGTGTCGATGTCCTTTCTGAATCTTATCAAGGGCAGTGGGGGATGGGTTTGAATGGTACCAGTTATGGTCAGATGGCAATTCTTTTGGATACTTCCGGGACTCTCAGCCAGATTGCCACAAAAGGATATAAGAAATCTGCTTCTCTGAACATGATTGGGTATCACTGATGAATCTCGGAAAATTCTTCAATCAGAAAGCGGTTTACTGGCCATCACCAACACCGGATGGATATGGCGGATATACTTATGGCGAACCGGTAGAGGTAGCTGTCCGGTGGACTATAAAGCGGGAAAAGTTTTTGACATCGCAAGGTACTGGCAATGGTGTTGAGGAAGTACTTTCCCGGGTAGTTGTTCTTTCTGAAACCGATTTTGATATGAAGGGGAGAATGGCTTTAATGAATTTGATTGATCTTTCAAGTTTTGGAACTCCAGAAACAGAAGATGCACTGACTATTGAGGGATTTGAGAAGATCCCGACAATCAAGGCCGATCAATTTTTGCGAAAGGCATATCTCGTATGAGTAAAAATAATATGTATGACCTTGATGGCGATTCCGATATGGTAATAATTGCGAAAGGCTTGGCATGGCTTGGAATCGCTCTTGGATATCGAATTGCTATAGGCCTTTCTATAGCAGGATTTTTTATTGGTTTGGGATTATGGTTGAATTGAAAGGATTATCAGCAGTTTTGAAAAATCTGAACAAAGCCATTTCAGATATCGAACTCCATACCAAGGAGGGGTTGACTGAAGCGGCGTTGGTTGTGAAATATGATTCTGTTAAAGGAACCCCGATTGACCTTGGTAATCTTCGCAATAGCGCATTCATCCTTGTAACTGATCAGCGAGAAGATAATCCGACGCCAAATTTTACTGGATCTGATGCCGGCAAAATGGCTAGCGATCATTCAAATCAGATCGCCGAAGGAAGAGGAATTGTAAATAAAGGAAAACACAGATTCAATGCGATTGTAGGATATACAGCCAATTATGCTTTGTGGGTTCATGAGATGCCGGCGCATTATAATTTCAATTCTGGTTCAAATAAGTTTCTTGAAAAGGCATTATTTAAAAATAAAAACCGTATTCTCCAGATTCTGGTCAAGCACGCAAAATTGAAATGATATGAACTCTCCTTCCAAAGATATAAAAGATTATCTCCTTACCCAATCAGCAGATTCAAGTTCAATGCTTGATTTTGTTTTTGGGACAAATCTTTTTATCTCACTTTTGCCAGAAACATCCGTATTGGCTACGGCTATATTTGATACGCCAGGAATGAGCCCGGACCCGACGAGCATAAGGAATCCCAGTATCCAGATATTGGTTCGTGGAAAGGTTGGCGGGTATGAAACAGCATGGGCGAAGATGGAAGCGATCATGGCCGAACTCCACGCTTTAGCAAATACGACGATAAATAATACAGTTTATATATTGATTTGGAAATTAACAGAACCATTTCACGTTGGGAATGATACACAAGGAAGGCCAATTTTTTCGTGCAACCTGCGGATCAAAAGGGCGTAAACAGTCAAACAGTAGGAGGATATTATGAGCAATGCTGTATCTGGAGTTGGAACGGTCTTTAAACGATCGAATATGTTGAGCACCCCCACTTTTGCCGCTATTGCAGAAATCAATAGTATCAAAGGGCCGGATAAGAAACGGAATGTCATCGATGTTACCAGTCTGGATTCGACCGGTGGATATCGTGAGTTCATTGCCGCTTTCCGGGATGGCGGTCAGGTGGTTCTCGACATGAACTTTACCCGAGCCGGTTACGACGACATGAATGACGACTTCGAGATTGAAACCCTCGTTGATTATCAGATCGTCTTTCCAGGATCAATCGGTACATTCGAATTCTCCGGCCTTGTAACCGACCTCGGTAATTCGATTCCCCTTGATGATAAAATCACAATGGCGGTAACGATCAAGGTCAGCGGCCAGAGCGGTTTCCAGTCCACTTAAAAAGTAGTTTAACCAGCGACAAATAACCAAGAAGAGGGCAAGAATGAGCGAGAATGAAGTGAAGGTATTAGGCAAATTTGATGTACTGAAGGCAACCGAGCTGAAGAGAGAATTGGTGCCTGTTCCCGAGTGGGGCGGTTCCGTATGGGTTCAGGAGATGGATGCCGCCACCAGAGATCGGTTTGATGCTTGGGTAGTCAAGAAGGAAAGTAATGAAGTCGGCGGAATGAGGCTCAGGGTCTTGATCGCAACAGTAGTCAACGAGGACGGAACCTTGATGTTTTCCGATCTTGATATCCCAGACCTGATGAGCAAATCCTCCAGGGCCACCAGTCGTCTTTCTGATGTTGGGATGAGACTTTCCGGAATGAATGAGGAGGCAGCTGCGGCAACAACAAAAAACTCCGAGCCCGTTCCGAACGCAGATTCCTCTTCCGACTCTGTCGCGAATTAGGATACCCGCACCCTGATTATCTACTCCAACACTTAACTGCGAGTCAGGTGGCGGAGTGGATAGCATATGCGGAGTTAGAACCGTTTGGGGCGGTACATGAATCGAAGCTATTCGGGATGATTTGTGCAACGGTAGGGAATTTTTCAGTATTAGAAGGTAAAGACGAGGATACAGGAAAGAGAAGGTACTGGGTGCCAGAAGACTTTGTCCCGAATCCTTTAATTGAACCGAAAGTAGTTGAGAAAAAGAAGCAAACTCCGGAAGAGATGGCAGCGGCATTGAAATCGGCATTTGGTAGCAGAAAAAGCAAACAAAGGCGCAAGAAATGATCGATATTGGTTCATTATATACCAGGATTGAAGCTGATACTTCCGGCTTGAATAAAGCGGAAACGAATATCGCCGCTTTTGCCAAACGAGCTGCTGGATACTTTGCTGGGATAGCCTCTGTTGCTGCTATCGGTGCCGCTATTAAAGAAGTGACCTTTGCTACAGCCAGGTTTGATACCCTTGGCGTAGTAATGGAAGTGGTCGGCAAGAATGCTGGGTATTCAGCTAGGGAAATGGCCAAGTACGAGCAGGAGTTGCGGAAGACGGGTATTTCCATGACTTCTGCTCGTGAGACTTTAACCAAGATGTCTCAGGCTCAGATTGATCTTTCCAAGAGTTCTGAGCTTGCCAGGATAGCCCAGGACGCAGCGGTAATCGGTAATATCAATTCGTCAGAAGCATTCGAGCGGATGATTTTGGGTATCCGCTCTGGTGAGATTGAGATCCTTCGTACTATTGGCTTGAATGTAAGTTTCCAGAACTCTTATGTTGAAATGGCTGCGTCTCTTCACAAGACAACAGCCGAATTAACAGAGAGCGAAAAAGCAACCGCCAGGATGAATTCAGTACTTGCTGAAGGCCCGAAAATAGCTGGTGCTTATGCTGGGGCAATGGAAACCCCAATGAAGAAGTGGTTGTCGCTTCAACGTTATGTCGATGATACCAAAGTTAAACTGGGGGTTTTGTTTCAGCCTGCTTTTGGAGTTCTTGTTGATTCTATTACAGACGGACTGAAGAAATTTGGCAATGTTCTTAATGAAACAAATTTAAAAGGATGGGGAGAAAATATAAAGTCGGTTCTGGAAGGGACTATTGCTTTTGGGAAAGCGATTCAAGACCTTTCAAATGCATTAGGGACTCCAGGAATAGGCCAGCTTGCTATTGTTGGTGGCGTACTTGCCAAGTTTGGGCCACAAGCGGCTATTGCAGCCGCAGGGGTTTTAACCCTCAATAATGAACTGGAAAAGACGCAGACCGGTAGTATTCAACAAGGTGCCAGGGCTTATAAGGGCTTTGCTGAAAATATCCAAAATTTACTTGATGTAGCCGCTGGAACGAGGGATTTCAATACCGGCAGAATTCTTACTGAAGTTGAAAAGGTCGAAAGAAAAATTGCTGGACTAAAAAATCAAAAAGCTACTTGGTCACTCTTTCCTGATCCTGGAGAAATGGAAAGGCAGGCCAGTGTCGTAAAGGCGAAAATTTCTGAACTTGAGAAGTCTATTCTGGATGCCAAGATTAAGGATGCTATTCAGGAGAGTATTTCCGATCCTTGGAAGTCTGCTCCTCGTGAGGCTGCTATAGCTCAGAGAGCAATGGAAAACTCCCTGAAGTCGTTTAAAGACAATCAGGCAAGATCGCTGAAGACTCTCCAAGATGAATATGAAAAACACGCTGATGCTATAAAGAAAATTTCTGATGAGATAGCCCAGAACCAAATGTCTGGTGAAGAACTTATCCGTTCGCTTCGGCAGTCTGGAATGGATGATTTCTCCGCCTGGAAAGATATCAAGAAGGAGGCTCAGGAATACGAGCAGGCCGCTGAGAAAGCGGCCAAGGCAGGGAATTTTGACGAGGCTGTTAAATATGCCGATATGGCACAAGAACGCTTTGTCAAACTGAACAAAGAAGTAAAGGAAGGGGATAAAACCCTTGTCAGTACAAAACAGGGTGTAGCTGAGGCAATTGCTGGCGTTGAGAGGATGATCCAACTCAGGGATGAGGCCTTGAAAGGCAGTAAGCAGATCGAAATAGATGCTGCAAATTCTGTGATTAAAGAAAGTAATTTTACTGTTGCTGCTCAACTTTTTGAAGATGTTAAAACGAAATCAAATGAAATAACAATGCAGACATTCCCGGCTATGGGAGCTGCTTTTGATAAGGCCTGGAAGGATGGGGCTAATTCGGCCAATGTTGTTTTCACAAATATAGATCAATCTCTTAACAAAACAGCGACGAGAATCAGTGAAACTTTATGGGCTGTACCGAAAGATGGAGCTATTGGAATTGAAACTGAGGTCAAAAAAATTGGCGAAACCTGGACTAACGTCTCTGAAGGTGCAAAGAAAGGATCAGCAGAAACTGCGAAGAAGCAAGTCGAAGATGTAAAAGGAGTTGGAAAAGAAATTAAATTGATTGATGGAGTCTGGACAAATGTCTGGGAAGATGCTGCAAAAGCTGCTGACTCTGCAATTGATAAGATGCTTACCGGAATCAAGAAAGTCCAGGCAGAAGCATCCAAAATAAAGATAAGTGAAAAAGCCGCTGGAGGCTCGGTGGCTGGCTTTTTTATGGGTGGGGCTATACAGGCACTCAGGCTTGGTGGACAGGCTATCCACGCCGCTGCAGGGCAGTACTTCCCCGGATATGGCGGAGGGGACAAGATCCCAATCATGGGGGAAGCCGGTGAAGTGATGATCCGGAAGGAAAGGCAACGGGAAGTCGGCGTTGGAACGACTCTTGCTTATAACGCCGGTGACTGGAAAACAGTGGTCCAGAATCTTCTCCCAAAACTCCGGATGGGT